TTTTTTTTACAAATTTTATACAATCTTTTATTTTATTTACATTAGGCTGAGGTGTTTCAGCCAAAACTCGAGCTCCTATCGAATTAATTTCATTCAACCTGTTTGGAGCATAAACAACAGGTCTATTTTTCGTATTGCCTAAACCCAGTAAAACCTGAGTATAGGTTGTGTGATCAGCTGACCGATCATTTGGCATCATAGCAGGTATATGAATCTTGGCCCCTGCTTTGATTTTCTTAGGAAATGGTTGTCGTAAAGTAGTTAATGGGAAACATGGAGCCTTGTAAAGCTTTTCCATGCATACCCTACAAGTTGCGGAAATAATCTGTGATCCGCACATAAACACTTTCAAAATCATATTCTAAACTACTAACGAAACACCAAAAAACAACAACGGAACCGGCCAAAATTCCAAAGCTGCCAAATATCATTTTCATACCAGCTAAAAACACTAGTATTATAATACATGCTATTATCCTTTCCAAAAGATTCCTTCCAGCATCGGTAAACCAATAAATACAACAAGCGATAAACATCATCGTTCCAAATAGAAGGCCAAGCCCAGAAAATACTGGTCCAGCTATATATTGGCACAACGATGCCAAAGCTATAAAAAGCATAATTAAAAATCCACTATTGATAACCACTTTATCCTCCCAATTAGGCACACTGGGGACAATTCCATCTCCATTGAATATTCTATCCAAATCCATGGTACGCAAACTATCATTTCTGTCCTCTACATCCCTGCTATACATAGTTAAAGCTATTATCGGAACGTATTTTGCTGCATCTCTAGACACTTGTGGTGTTATATTTAATTGAGAACACATGTCTACAACTCGCCTAATACTAAGCTGAAAATTTGCACTGGTTATTGTACGGCCAGACCAGAAATTTGTAACTAATTCAAAGGACATATTTCTAGGCAACATGACTTGCAATGTTTCTCTCCGTCTACACCATCTTCCCACCGACACTGATACACTTGTTTCGACTAATTCAACATCCAGCATCCTATTATCATTACCAACTATGTTCAAATTACCTGATTGTATACGAGGTATTACGGTTTGTTGTGCTGAATTACTAACATTTATATCCATTCCACTTCGGTTGTCCTGCCGCCCTCCAGAAACTGATTGAGATTGTTGTTGAATTCCAGGTTGAACTCCTGGTATCCCAATGTTCCCAATTCTTGCAACTGGACCCTGATTGATCCCAGCAACGGGTCCACTGGCTGGGACAGGTGAGACAGGCAAATCAATTATAGGAAATGGGGGCTGAACAACTGGTGCATTAAGCATGTTCCGGTCCCTACGCCTCATACGCATCAAAGAATTGCCATTAAACATGGAAC